ACAGCACCTTGGCGGTGGACTTGAAGTTCTCCTTCTTCCACCCGCACAGCGTGGCCGGTCGGTAGTTGTAGCTGGTCCTACCGCTGCTCATCACCTGGCCAGAGGACTGGACCCAGATACAGATGTGGGTGACCTTGGTGGTCTGAAGGTAGGCGACGCTCTCCGCCACGGTGCTCTCTTCCCGGCGGCTTACAGGCCTGCCTCTGCTTGGACGTCGCACCCACACTTGTAGAGCTTGTCACCGAGCTCCCTGGCCAGGATGGGCGTCATGGTCAGTTCCACCGCATCGATCTTCAAGACGACCTTTCCGCCCTGCTTTTCGATGGTTACTTCCTTACCTTCTCCCTGCGTTCCCACTGAACCTACCTCCTCGGTGCAAGGGTTGTCAAGCCTGGTCTAGGTCAGGTTGTAGACGTCCTCGTCAACCTTGTGCACCTCGCCCTCACGCCAGGCCGTACCGGTGGCCAGCTGCTCCTTGTTCTGCTCGACCTGGTCGGCCATCCAGTTCCGCTCGCTCTTAGGGCTCGCCCAGGGGTTCACCGCCGGGAAGCGGTGCGAGACCAGCTTCCAGGCCAGTGCGGCGCTGCAGAAGCTGTCCGGGAGGTGGAAGTCCTTACCCCGGCTGTACAGGTCGTCAGTGGACGCGTAGAGGATCTCCCGGTAGAAGGAGCCGATCCGGGGTGCAGTGATCTGACCCCGCTCCACCCCGGAGACGAACTCGGAGAGCATGTCGTCACGCTCACGTCCGGCCATCACGAAGTTGCGGACCCGGCTGTCCATCATGTCGGAGACCACCCGGCCCAGCCCGGTGGCGTCGTGGATGCCCGCCGCGTTGTAGCTCTTGGCCAGCTTGTTGAACCAGCCGACCATGTACGGGTAGGGCCTGCGCTGCATCCGGATGTAGTACACGCAGCGGATCGGTGCACTGGTCACGTCCCACACGGTGATCACGGTCCAGTCGATCGCCTGAGCCCAGTCCGCGGCGATCACGTAGTCGGTGTCGGAGCGCGGCTCCTCGTAGAGCACCTGTTCGAAGTCCCGGTCGGCCTTGATCGGCTCAGGGTTGGGCAGCGAGAACATCCGTTCTACTGCTTCGGAGTCGATCGCACGGTTGCCGATGCTGGGCTCACCGAGCTCGTACTCCACTCGCCAGCGCTCTCGGGACACCTCCAGCTTCTTCTGCTCGACGAACTCTTCGTCCAGCCAGCCGTCCCGGGCCCACATCGTGTCCTTGTAGCACCACTCGAAGATGGGCAGGCCCTCGTCCTTGAACCGGTGCATCTCCTTGGCCATGGTGCCGTCGGCGTACTGCAGCGTGGAGCCCATCATGGTCTGCTGCGGGATCCGCGCCCCCACGTGGTTGGGCTGCGGCATCGGCTGGCCCTTGGCGCTCTCCAGGATCTCGTAGTCCATCTCGTCGATCTCGTCCAGGATCAGTCGAGGTGGGTGAGGACCACGCACCGCCTTCTGGGACGCGGTCAGTGGGCGGATGATCGCCTTGTTGTGCAGGATCATCTTCTGGATCGCGTCGGTCTTGATCATCGACCGAGGTGCACCGGGGCTGTCCCAGGCCTTACGCATGTGCTCCAGGACGTTCTGGGACTGGTTCTCGCTACCACCGACGATGTTGCAGTCGGTGCCCCAGATCACCGCGGTGGTCAGCCCGAGCAGGCTCATCATCGCGCTCTTACCGCTCAGGCCTCGCGAGCCCAGGCAGAGCACCTGTGGGCTGCGGGCGAAGAAGCTGTGCGCGAAGGCGTCGAACGGGGCCTGGTGGTGGGCACAGTGCTTGTCCCGGGGGATGGTCACCCCCCAGAAGGCCTTGACCACCTCGTAGAGCTCACCGTCGTTGTGCGGCGGACGGGTCAGCTGATAGCTGGGCGGGACGGTGATCGTGCTCATGTGGGCATCGTCCCACCCGTGTCACACGTACTCGCGCCAGGTGAACTTCAGCCGCCCGCTGGTGGTTCCCTTGCCGTAGCAGATGTTGTAGTAGCTGCTCGTGGTGGACGTGGTGCCGTACATCATCCCGATGCCCCGGTACTCCCCGGACAAGAAGTTGTTGTGCCAGTCGCTCTTGAGCGTGATCGTCTTGCCCTCGCCACGGCCCAGGTCCACCGCGTTGTACTCACCGACCACCCGGTTCGACCCCGGCGAGCCGGAGGGCTGGGAGGTCAGGTCGTGGTGCCCGATCATGATGTTGCCGTCACCGGCGATGCCGTGTGAGGAGGAGGAGCGCTGCACGTAGAGCTCCACCTTGGTCAGGTCGTAGGCGTTCTTTATGAGGTTGTAGATGGCCGTGCCGTAGAACCAGAACCCCTGGAAGTTATCGCCACTACCTTGGTACACGTAGTTGTTGTCGGTACGCCATCCGTAAGAGCTGCGGTACGACGCACTGTCGGTGCAGGTGACGTACGCGGTCTTAGTGGTGAGCACCTTACTTGGTGCCGGGGGTAGCGGAGTGGTCGTGGTGTACTGAGTCGGCGCGCTCCAGTTCCCGGAGGCATCGCGAGTCCATCCGGTCACGTAGTACTTGGTCCCCGAGCTAAGCGCGGGGGTGACCCGGGTGGTGGTGGACCCGGGTGCCCCGGTCCAGGACCAGTGCGGCTGGCCATCGGCTTGGGTATTGGTGAAGCTGTTGGCGTCGACCACGCCCGGGTTGGTCGGGTACGCGGTCTTGGACATCTTCAGGCAGCCACCAGTGACATCGACGTCAGCGGCCAGCTTGACCGTCACTGAGTAGGTCTTGGTGGTGGTGTTGTGTGCTCCAGCGCTGAAGACGATCACGCCCGGGGGCACCAGGTCGGCGTTGAACCGCTCGGTCCACACCGTCGGGGCGGTCTTCTCGTACAGGTGCACCACCGGCTTCCAGCTGGTGGCGTCCTTGGTGTAGAGCGGACCGGGCTTCCAGCCGTCTACGGTCTTGATGTAGATCGTGCCGAAGGCCATCAGGTCGTCTTCACGTACAGGTCACCCACCGTGCCCAGTGAGGAAGCCGGTGCGGCGGTGCCGCTGTAGACCATCGGCTGGGGCGGGTAGACCCGCTTCCAGGTGGTGCCGTCATAGACCTGGATGACCTTGTCGGCAGTGATCCAGGCGACCTCACCGGCCACCGGGGTGGGCCGCTTGGTGGACAGGTCAGCGGACGTGGTGAACCGCTGGACGCTACGCAGCTCGGCGAAGATGCTGAGCAGGTAGAGCCAGTCGTTCATGTTGTTCATCGGCTCGTTGACGTCCGGGAACGGCCAGGCCTGGTTGGCCGTTGCACGCATGCTCATGAGATCTCCTAGGCGGGGTTGGTGCCGCCGATGTCGGCGATCGTGGTGGTCGGGGTAACGATCGATCCGGCCGGGCCGACAGGACCCTGTGGGCCGATGTCGCCCTGGATGCCCTGAATGCCCTGGATACCTTGCACACCCTGCTGCCCGGCACCGGTCTTGTTAATCCACAGGTAGCCGGTCACGTTCAGCGTGGCGGTGTCGTTGTGGCTGACCTTGAAGTTGAGGATGTCGGTGCCCGAGGTGGAGCGCAGCGACAGCGGCAGGCGAATCACGGTGTTGACCAGGCTGTTGCTGGGGATTATGACCTCCCCGACGTTCACCGAGTTGTAGACGGCCTGGATGGCCCTAAAGCCGGTGCCGTTGACCGAGGTCTGCTTGAAGAAGTGGATCGACACTTCGAGGTTGTAGTCCGACCCCGGGGCCAGCACGAAGTTGGTGGTGGAGGCCTGCGCACTGAGTTCATCACGCACCACGGTGCCGAAGCTGATCGTGGTCCAGGTGGTCGGGTAGTTGCTGGTGACCGTGGACAGCCCGATGCCCTGGGAGGAGGCGGTGAACTGAGAGCTGACCTGCTGCACCCCACCAGTGGGTCCTGGCACGCCCTGAGGGCCCGCATCGCCCTTCTCCCCCTTGGGGCCGGTAGAACCGGTAGGACCCTGTGGACCGATGCCCTGGATGGTGCCGGTGCGCACGCTCAGCGTGCCCCCGCTCTCCAGCCGAGTGACCTGTGAGCTGCTCATACCGACCTCGTGATCCGCTTGTTGACGTACACGTTGCCCTGGACCAGGCGATGGATCCTCGTGGCGTTGGTGTCCATGTTGTCCACGTAGGTGATGAACAGGTCGTACTGGTAGACCCCCGACGGGAAGCCCGAGGTGTCCTCGGCCGGGATGGTCAGCTGGATCAGCCCGGTGTCGGAGTTGTACAGGATGCTCTGGGACCCGGTGGTGTTCCCGTCCGAGGTGGCCAGGGTGTACATGGTGTTGCCGACGTCGTCGCGGATCTCCATCCGCATCGGGGCGAGCACGGTGTAGGGCTGCTGATCCATCGTCGTCCAGTAGAGCTGAACGCCGTAGTCAGCGCCCTGGTCGATCTCCAGATCGACGAGCGCAGCAGTACTCATCAGGCCTCCTCTTCCTGACCATCATCGCGTGCCGGGCCAGTCACCTGATGCTGCTCGCGACCTGCTCGAAGAGCCCGCTCATAGGCCTCCTTGCCACCGGAGACCACGATCACCTGGGTGGCGTTGGCCAGCTCATCCGGGCTGGGCTGGTCCAGGCGAAGCAGCTTCATCCGCTGGGCCATGATCTTGAGAGTGACCTCAGCCCCCTCCTTGTCGCCCTCGGTGCCCTGCACGTAGAACGGGATCATCATCTCGTCCAGGCGGGCCAGCTCCATAGCGATGATGTGGTCGCGCTCTTGCAGGGAGTACTCGCTGACCATGTCCACCATGTAGGCCCGGTAGCCCCGGATGCACTCGGGCACGGTCAGCTGCAGGCGCTCAGCGATCTCCTCAAAGGACAGCCCTGCGCGCTTGAAGTGGTAGATCTTCTTGTCGGTGTCGTCGACCGGGAACTGGATCACGCTCATGCCGCCTCGATCCTGCGCATCGCGTCGTATACCTCCGCGATGGTGAGTGCGGCCGAGTCGACCGCTCGGAAGATCTCCTTCCGCTGTCGCATCGTAGTTCCGGCCCACAGGCCGTAGTCCTCGCGGTTGGTCAGCGCCTGGTACAAGCACTCATTGAAAACCGGGCACATCTCGCAGATGGCCCGGGCTTTGCGTATCGAGGTGAGCGTGTACGCGGGACGCTCCTCGGGGGTCGAGGAGCCAAAGAACACACTCTTGGAGGTGGTCCGGCATGCTGCCCTGGTGTGCCACTCGGGCATCAGGGAGATGATGGACCGGTACCGGGGGACATCGTCCACGTCGGCATGATCAGCGATGCTGAAAAAGTCATTGGCACTCTTCCAGTGTCCGTCCGTAGACGAAGATCGCTGCAGCATCAGTCAGATCCTGGTCTTGACCGCAGAGCGCTGCATAGTCTGGGTGCTCCTTACCTAGCCATAACGCCACATCATCCTTGCTCACGCCACCTTTGCCAACTGTTGCTTTTTTCCAGCTGTCGACCGGGACCACGTGCACCCGGGCGTGTCGCGAAAGAACCATCCCCACCGTCTCGGCGATGAGGATGGTTGTTCGGATGTTGCGCACCCCTGCTAACACCGGTTCTTCCACGTAGATCACCGGGTCGGGGTCGGCCTCGATCAGCGTGTTGAGCCAGAGCTTCATGGCGTTCAGCTCGATGTTGCGGTTGGTCTTCTTGACCAGGATGTGGGCAGTGCGTGGCCCTGCCTCACCATCGGTGAACAGGGCCAGCTTCTTGGATGCCGGGTCGCAGCCCCAGATCATCCGAGGTTGGCGTCGTAGCGCTGTCGGGAGATGACGTCCTCCTGGGTAAGTCGGCGAGAGCCAAGGTCACAGTGCTTGCGAGCGGCTTCGATGAA